CCTGCAGCCTTGCCTGGTATTCTGCCTAACTTGTTTGTAGGGCTTACTAAATTAGGGTCGAAATTACCACCAAGGGTTCTTACAAATTCAAAAGCAGTTCTTCCTGCAGCAAAAGCTTTAGCAACTGCGTTAATTCCGCCCGCTACATTGTTTAAAGCTGTGGCAAATTCCGTCATAGTGTCGGTGGCTGGGTTGCCGTCTTCCACAATAACCCCGAATAAATTACCGAAAGCGTCGGAAAGGTTTTTAAGGCTACGTCCTAGACTGCCTTCTCCGCCGTCTCCTACATCACCCTTAAGCTCTCTGGCTCTGGCACTTAACCCGTCTGGGTCTTCACCGCTGAAGGCTTTAGACACCTTCATAATGCTGTCTAGTAGGTTCTTTAATACGGGTATAAGTTTTACGCCCACACCTTCTTGAAGCTCTGCAAAAGTTTCTTTAAGAATGGCTAGCTTGCCTTGTAAAGTTTCGGTATTCGCTTTCGCCGAACCACCAAATAACTTTGTAAGCTCTGCAGCTGCGGCGTCAAAGTCCTTGGTTTTAATTATGTTTTCATCTAGCGGAATACCTAAGCGGGTTAATGCTCCAATGTTTCCGTTATAGGCTTTTGCTAATCCAAGGCTGACCGTCTCTAGGTCTTTACCTGTAGCCGCGCTAATGTCTATAGCAAGGTTATTTAATTGCTGGGCTTTAGTTACGTCGCCAGTTGCTCGGGCTAAGGTTGCTAAAGCTGGGCGTAGCTTTGTATCGGCAATACCAAAGGCTAACTGTTGCTTACTAATATACTTTTCGGTGCTGGCTATCTGGTCGTCTGTTGCGCCTGTTGTATTTTGTAAAGCTTTAGCTAGTTTCTTTTGGCTTAGCTCATCTTCGGCAGCGCCCTTTACAGCGTCTACGCCTAGCTTTACAGCCATAAGCGCAGCTGCAGCCCCTACCGCTGCTAAAGCTCCAGCTGCTATTTTGCCGTATTTTGAAACCTTGCCGCCGAAGCCCTGGGCATCTCTGCCCGCTTTGTCTAGCCCTTTACCAAATTTATCTACGTCCGCTAAAAGGTTGAGTTTGAGGGTTCTTTGTGTAGCCATTAAATAGACCCTTTCGTCCAGTTAGCCAAAACATTATCTACAGCTTCATGCCATTCTTTAGTAATCTTAGGCTGCGCTAGGCGTAAAGTTGGGTAAATCCAATAGCCTTCGTTACCCTGTCCGCGTTTAGGGCTGCGGTATGGGAAGCGACGACCACCGTTAGGAAATTGTCCATTTACACTTGTTGGGTCTGCTCCAAATTCCGAACCGATAAGTACGTCGCCTGACACCGCGCCGCCGCTAAACTTAACCCGCGAACCGCCGATAGTAACGCTAGGTACGCGGTCTTTATTAGCCCTGGTAGTTTGGGCTACCCTTTGAGCTTGCTTATACATAGGCGCGTAAGAAGCTGCCGTTTTAATGTCTTCGGCTACCCAGCCTGCAATACCTTTAACTTTTTCTTTAAGCTGGTTTTTGCTTTCCTTATCCATTTCGTTAAGCGTTTTGAGTAAAGCGCGAATTTCTGGGGTAATGTCCATTCGTACTTTTATGGTTTGCTTTTCAGCCATTACTTCCCGTTCCTTTCCGCTATTAGTTCATAAGCCGTGTGTACGTCCGTAAGCGACCACTTAAACAAGTCTTCTAGCGGTATGCCTGTATTAACGGCTAGCGCTATTAGTTCTCGCTGGACGCTTCCGCGCCCGTGGCTTTTGGGTCTTCGCTCAATACGTCAAAGGTTTCAAATTCATTTAAAACCCAAGCTTTATGAGATTTTATTTCTGTCTTTTTTTCTATCACAGCTGCCTTAAATAAAAGACTTGTAATAATGTCCAAAGACCCTTCTGCCATTTTTGCCCCTGCCTGTTGCATAGTTAGACCAGTTTCCCGTTCTAGTTCTATCCAAAGCCAAGCGCTGTCGTCGCTCACTATGTACTTGTTACCCTGTTGGGTAGTTACTTCGTATTTCATTTAATGCCCTGTTCTGCTAGTTATGCGCGGGTTACGCTGCCGTCTTCGACTACGAAACTTAAAGAAGTGCTTAGCACGTCTGTAGCTGCGCCGCCTACTGTTGGGAATACTGGGAATACGTTACCAGTAAAAGTGTCGCCGTTTACATCAAAACTAAAAGCTAATGAAGTGTCAGGTGAATTTTTAGCCGCGTCCCATAGCGCCGAAATAATACCAGCGCTTGCGCTGTCGTCCAGGTAAAGCTCGACGTTTAGGGTAGCAGTCTTGTCTACTGTTTTGTAAGCGCGTCCACTAAGTACTTCTAGCACCTGCTGGTTATTTTCCATTTCCAGAGTTACGGTACTAGCTTGGTCGGCATAAGATACCGAATTTATAGTCAGGGTTAAAGCGCGCCCCGTAATGTATGTTGCTGGCATTTTGTTGCCTTCCTTTGTTGTTGTTAGGTGTTTGTTACTAACTCAATGGTAAGCGAGCTAGTAAGCATTTGTTGTCCCGTAATTTCTTGTATTTGTGGTTGAGACCAGCCATTAACTATTGCGGTATTTAGTGGTAACAAGCTAAACACGGATAGGGCTAGGGCTTCGATATTGGCTAAGGCTGCCTGGTTATCTGCCGCGCCTACTACCGCCGTAAGTTCAAACCGCACGTTAATACGGTTAGTACTAGCGCCTATGCTGGCGGGCGTTAGATACGGGCTAGCAGGCACTAGGACTAACGCAGGCGGCGTTATCTGTTCGCGGGGAAAAGCATAGACTACGCGACCTGCGGCGCTTAGGCTGCTCGCTAGGCTGTTACGAAGGGTAACTAGGTCTGCCATTACCCGACCATGCTGTTAGTGTCTACATCTTTACCCAAAAGTCCCATAATTCTTTGAAGCATGGAGCGACCTAAACGGTAAGGAGCAGGGGCAAAATCTACGCCTTGTTGTCCCATAGTTCCCTTGCGGGTTTCCCAAATGTCCACAGCTAGGGCTAAACAGGCTTCTCTTACGCTGTCGTTAGCATCATAAAGCGCAGCTTGTGAAGTTAGCACCGCGCTACCGTATGGGCGTTGGGGTGTCTCTACTACGTTAGCGGCTGTTATTGCTACCTTGAAACTGTCCGCTTTATGTTCGGTTACCGTGCGCGAACCGTTAAAAGTATTTCCGCAACCTGAAACTGTAAGCGCTGAACCTACTACAAAGTCATGTGGTTCGGCTGTGTAAAAAGTCGCTACGTTATTTTCTAGCTTTACGCTAACAATGCTTGAGCGGTTAAAGTCTAGGTAACTTAAAATAATGCTACTAGCGGCATCTGCCACTTGTTGGACTTCTGCGTCTGGATAGATTGAACCAATACCAAGTACAGACTTTAATTCTGTAATGTCAATAATTGCCATTGGTTAAACCTCTCTTGTTGGGGTGTGTGGGGGGCACAGGGCAGCACCCCCCACACGATTATTCTTTAGGACTGCTGGTAAACCCGAACACCTAAAGGCTTCTTTACAGCGATTGCGCCGTAACCGTATACGGATACTTCGATTTCGCCTGAACCAATTACGTCTACACGAACTTGACGTACTGGGGATTCGTACCAAGTTGCAGCTTCTGGCGCTACCAAAATCATGCCTTCGTCTGCGCCTGCGCCAATGTGTGGGTCTACATACAAGTTAGTGCCCAAAATTGAACCTACGATTGAAGTTCCATTTACAGCGCCAGGTGCGTTTTGTGGTGCGGCGGCGGTGTAAAGCGGGCGCTTGTTGTCGTCTTGGTAACCCATGATTGCAGCCCAGTTAGTGCTGTTAGCTACAAGGTTGCGGGCAAAATTGCCTGAACCTGAATAAGCTGCAGCGCTTTCTGTTGCGATAAATGACTGCAAACCTGAAGCTGTTCCTGCTACTGCGGTTGCATCTGTTCCACCTGAAAGAAGCGCGGATACTACGGCTAAATCTGTTGCCTTAGCGTAGGCTGTAGACATTTCGCGCAGAAGCTCGGTTAGAAATTCTGGGCTTGAACGGTCAATAAGTTCCCAGCTCACGCGGCTAGCGCCAGCGAACTTGTTTACGTTTACAGTCATGTAGTCCGAAGTCATAGCTGTACCGAAAGGTGAGTCGCCTTCGTTTACGTCTGCAACTGTTGGGGCTGTAGTTAGCTTTGGAATTGTGAAAGACATTCCCGAAGCTGGTAGCGCTCCGCCTGAAATAGCGTCAATTGTTGGACGTCCAGCAATTGTTGTAGAAATGAATTCCTGTAAATGTGGTGCAAGTGTTAGACCAGTATTGGTTGTAGTGCTTTCGTCCGCAGCGCGAACATACTGGCGGCTGTCGTCGTTACCCATAGCAGCTTTAATTGCGTGCTCTAGGTAAGAAGTGCCGTTTACGATTGGGCTTCGTGGTGCTGTGCGAATTGGAGCGGCAGCCTGAATAACTGCGGGTGCAGCTACTTCCTCTGCGGCTTCAACTACGGTTTCTTCGTTTTCCATGGTTGTTTCCTTTTGGTTTTCCTCAGCGGCTGCTTCGGTGGTTTCTGGGGTTTCGTCGTCTTCGGTTGCGGCGACTTCTACAATGTTGGCATCTTTAAAGGCTGGGTTAGTAACGTGAGCTACTGCGGTTAAAGTTGCTTTGCTGACTTTCATTACACCCTTGTCTATGGTGTATTCGTCCGCGCTTGCTTCAATTGAGAAGCTAGGGCGTAAGCCTTCTGCAGCTTCGATAAGCGCATCTGTTCCCGCTGTAGTTGGGGCAATTTTAAAAGCCATGTTAATACCAGCTGGGGTTACTTCTTCGCTTCCTGCAATACCGCGCCCTAAGACATTGGTAGAAACGTGTTCGCGGTTAAGAATAATGTTTTCGGCTTTAATGTCTGTAAAAGCGCCGAATTCAAAAGCAACCGCACCCGCTGAAGTATTGCCAACCTTGCCAAAAGGTACGACCATACCGCGAATAGTACGGGTCTCAATTTCTGCGGCTAGTATCTTGCCGTCAAAGTTAATTTTCATTTGTTTCTGTTCCTCTCGGGGCTAGCCCTTCCATGGCTCTAGCTTCGTCTATGTCAATTAGTCCAAGCTCTAACATTCGCCCCGTTACTTCCATACGCTCCAAGGCTGTGCCGCGTAGGTACTCTTCAACTTCAAAGCGGACGTGCTGGGTCATAGGAGTTATATCGTCCATGCTTAGGCGCTGTTCTACTGCGATTAGGAATGGCATAAGCGATAGGTCAATAAGTGAGCGGCGCTCCTGCAAGGTATTGCTGTAGGTGCTTGAAGTGCTTTCGGCGTTTAGATACCAGGCTGGAATGTTCATAAGGCGGGCAATTTCGGTAGCCGTGTTCATTCGGTTAGCGCTTAGTTCCATTTGGGTAGCGTCAAAACCAAAAGTTTCTACTTCTAGATTTCCAGAAAGGTAAGCGGTTGAGCGCTGGGCGCGGGCTGCCTTCCAGTTAGATAACAAGCTGCTAACCTGCGCGGCTGGCAAGTCCACGCCGCTATTCTTAATGTACATAGCAGGGTTAGGCTCTTCTGCCATACGGCTTACGGCTTTTTCAAGGTCTAGAGCGGTCTTAATGGTTCGACCTGCGCGGGTTAAAATACCACCTGTTCCAAGTCCGTAAAAAACAATTAGCGAGCCTACGCCAGACATAGGCACTTGGTTGCCGTCTACCCAAAAACCGTCTACAACAATGCCAGTTAATCCGTCTGTAGTGTAGCTAACCCTTAGTGGGTCAATACGGCGGGCGCGTGTTGGGCGTCCGTCTTCTGGCGAAACTTCTAATACGACCCAGTAGGCTACGTCATGAAACAGCAAGTCGTCAAAAGTGTAACTAATTGTTACAGCCATTGGTAGCGCTGGGTCTGGCTGGTTTAAAATTGTACGCCCGTCAATTTGTGCGCCCGTTATTTTGTTGAAAGCCTTCAATGGCAAACTAGCAGCTGTGCCGCATATAATTGAGCGGGCGCGGGCTACGCTCGGTACTTCCATAGCTTCTTGCCGCGTGGTGTACGGGCTCATAAACATAGGCGCGAAGTTTTGGCTAGGCAATACGTTTATAGCTGCGGTCACTTGTTGCGACTGTGAAGCTTTAACTTCAGAAGTTAGCGAAAATACGTCCAATAGACCCATGGTATTAGTATGGTGTTTTTTTTCTATTGTTGCTAATTATGCAACACTTTGTAACGCGGTTCACCGTGTCGCGCCCAACAATTAGTAAGCTCTTGACCCCTCTTAGTGCTGGGCGCGACTCTCGGGGTGACCTGTGAACAGGTTAAACCGAGATTATCACAGCTTCGGACTGTGGCATAGTCGCGTGTCCAACTGCCATTACTAAAGCAACTGCGGCGCTAATTGGATTGGTTGCAGCTCGTCGGGCAATTCTCCACCCGCCGTCACCCGCTGGACGTCTGGCACAAGCTACTAAATGTTCATACAAAACTTCTTGACCTGCGTGTACTATTTGCCCGTTATTCATAGCGTTTAATGTTTGGTCGCAGGCAATAGCAAAAGTACTACTGCCCCATTGAACAGGCAAGGTTTGGTATTGCCTTGCTAAGTGAGGAGCTATAAAACCCGCCGTGTTTGGGTCATAAGCCAAAACTCGAGGGTTAAATCTTCTAGCAAGTTCGGCTATTTCACTAGCTAGCACCGTATGTTCTATGCCGCCTTCTTTGTACCATTCATGCACAAAAACCGCTATTTTTTCGTCTTCCTGAATTTGCACACTTACCAAATAAGCACGTTCGCGGTTGAAGGTCAGGTCTAGCCCCATGTAAGTAGGCAGCCCGTCTTGCATAGTTATTTCTTTTTCGCCTTCGTTCCACTTGTCCATGTTCCAAGGGCTTGTCATAGACGAAACCCACATACAAAGCGATTCGGTCATAAAGGCTTCTTTAGTGTCAAATTTGGCGCTGTCCAAAATGCTTTCAATGTCAATTAAATGTCCGAGCGCTGGGTTAGCCTGTTGAATAGCTTTTATGTCTGGCGGGTTCACTTGCGAACCTTCGGCGGCGCTCCATTCATACCACCCCATGCGCGGGCTGTTATTCATTAGGGCGCGGGTTCGTAAACTGTTTAAAACCGTGCTAGCTTCGCTACCTGCGTTTGAAGTTATCCAAGTCTGACCCCCTGTAGTACGGGTGAGCGGTACAGCTGCCTGCCAAGCTTCTTCGCTGATTTCGCGCAACTCATCTACATAAAGCAAGTTTGCCGTGCTACCGCGTGAGCCTTCCGAAGTTGCCGCCCTAATGCTGTACTTGCGGATTCGCTGACATTTTTCCGTGCAGCTCTTGGGGTAGTGGTGGCAATAAATCTCTAGCTCCTCTTGCCCATTGGTACGGCTAACCCGCTTAATTCTTTTGCGTGTCCAGTCCAGGCTTTCGGCTAGGTCTACGGTCTGCTTAAAAGTGTCTAAGGCTAGCTGGCGTGTTTGAGCCATAGCTATAATTTGCTTACTTCCGAAAACGTATAAATGAGCTAAGAAGATTTGGCGCATTAACGCCGTCTTCCCATTCTGGCGGGCAATTAGTACCCCTATGTTTGATTTAGCCCATTTTTTTTCTGGCGTTATTTGTAGCGCGTCCATAGCAACGTATTGCTGCCACGGTAAAAGCGGTTGCCCAAATTCAGCTGCTAAGTCTATAACGACCTGACCAGCACTAGGCAGGTTTAGGCTTGGACTTTGAAGGCGCGGCTTCGATAACCCGTAAATAGTCTGCGACGTATCCAAGTCCAATGTTTTCTTCTTCCTGTTTGCCCTGTGTGCGTGTTTCCACGGTTAAGTGTAATTGTCCCAGTATTTGGGTAAATCTTGCTGCTAATGCAGGCACTTCTTTTAGTTCGCCCATGTTAAAGCTTGTATCTAAAGCGTATGCAAGGCGTCTAGTTAAAGCTACTGCCCCAGCGTCCGACATAGTTAGCCATTCTGCACTTGAAATAGCCACTTCTAAATTTTCGCTTATTTCATAGGGTTCGATTCGGCTTGAACCTGACTGGCTGGTCATGACTTGGGACTATCTGCCATAGGTGGAGCTGAGACGAGCGTAGGGGAGAGAAACAGCATGGACAGGTGTCGGGGTGCGGAC